GAAGGCCCGCATGGTCGAGAAGGGCGAGTGCGTGGTCGTGGAGCAGGGCTTACCGACGGGCGTCGAGGGGTCCATCGGCTTCGGGCTGGGCCTTTGTTTGGCGCTTCTCTGGGCGACGTTCTTCCGCTAGCTGCATAATGATGCGGCCGACGTGTTCGGCAACCTGCGGGCAGACCGCGTTGCCTAATCCTCGCAGTCGGTCCACCCGGGCGGGAACCCCATGAGCCACTCGACCCACGTCGGGTTCAAGGCTCCACGTTCCTCCGGGGGGCGGCCATCCATGTTCACCACGCCAGCCAGTTTCGATTTGGCCGCCACCTTCGCCCAGTCGACGTTCGCTCCGCTGTCCTTCCAGTCCCTTGCGTTGGGCGTGGGCCATGTAAGGCTCTGCCGGGCAGTCGATGACATCGCCGCCGATGTCTCCTGGGCAGGCGCAGAGATCGAAGTGTCCGCCGCAGGCGTCGCACCATCGCTCGCCGCAGGCGTCGCACCACTGCTGGCCGCCCCCCAGCTCGCCTTTGGCGGATCCTTCGGCCCCACCGCCTTGACGGCCACCGCTAGGGGCGTTGACCCGTACCGCCTGCGCCGGGCCCGCTCTGCCAGCCCGGTCTGCCGCTTGCGAAACGACTCGGGCGTCTCCGTCAGGTTGAACACCCCGGCGTCGGGCGTCGGCCACAATGAAGATCCGGTCGCGCCGGTGAGGGGCGCCGACGGCTTGCGCTGGGATACAGTCCCATTGAGCATCGAACCCGCACGCGGCCAACTCTCCGAGAACCGCTCCCATCCAGTCGGCTCTAGCAAGCAACGCTGGAACGTTCTCCAGCAGGACGACGGGCCTCCTTGGTCGAACCAAGCGAACGACGCGCATGAGTTCCCAAAAGAGGCCGGATCGGGAGGCTTTGATTCCGCCCTGTTTTCCTGCGACTGACAGGTCTTGGCAGGGGAACCCGCCGCAGACGAGATCGATCGGTCCGAGTCGCTCAAGGCCATCCTCCGTGATCTTCGTTATGTCGCCCAGGTTCGGCACGTCGGGCCAATGCTTCGCCAGGACCCGGCTCGCGTAGGCGTCGACCTCCGACTGTCCGACGACGGTCATGCCGGCGCGCTCGAGGCCGAGGTCCAGGCCCCCGATCCCGCTGAATAGGGACAGGACCCTCACTCGTCCGGGTCGCCGGTCAACTGCTTACAGAGCCAGGTCATCACGTCGAGCTGCTGGTCGTTGAACGTCTGGGCCTGGCGCTGTTCGTTCAGCACGACCTCGAGGCAGTCGACCAGTTCGACGACATCCTCGGGCGTCATCATCAGTTCCCAGCGGTCCTTCATTCTGTAGAAGTCGGACATCAGCAGTAGGCCCAGAAGTCCCGCTCGGCCTGGCGCTGCTCGGCCCGGCCCTCGTTGATCTCGTCGCGCATCCGTTCGCGCTGGAACGCTGCAGCCTCGTCGTCCCGGTCCTGCCGGTCGTCTTGCTCGCGTTCTCGGCGGGCGACCTCGTCGGCGACGGCTTCCTCGGTTCGGAATCGTGGATCGCTCATATCGGTCTTCTGTCGGCTGGGCCTGTCACGGCGACCCATCGGCCATTGATGAGTTGCGGGATCTCGCCTCGCAGGTCGAGGCGAACGCCGCACATGTCGCAGCAGTGGCAAGGCGGATCTTTTTTTGCTCGGCGCTGGCAGCGGATCTGGTCGGCGAATCGCCGCAGCATTCGGCGGACGTTGTCCTTGACTCGCCTGCGGACGATATGCTGCGCCCGAGGGATCGACGAGATGACGGCGGCCAGTTCCTCGTCGACGACGAACGGTCTAGGTCTAGGTCTAGAACGGGATATCATCGTCGACGTCCTGCGTGGCGGGGGCGTGGGCGGGGGCGGGGGCGTTCGTCTTCTCGCCCTTCGTCAAAGACCACCAACGCAGCGGGCGCGACCTCCCGTTCCATTCCTCGACGCATCCGCCGACGCACTCGAGATCGGGGGCGCGGCTGCTCGGGTCCCAGTAATGCTGCGTTCGCCCGCGCTCGCCGCACTTCGGACACTCTTGCTGCGAGCCTCCTGCGCCCTGGCCGACGTTCGGGTCCGGGGGCGGGGCGGTGTTCACCCGGGGCGCTCCGTTGTCCCTGGGGGCCTGCTGGGGCCCTTCGTCCGTGTACCTGTTCTCCTGATGCGTACCGAGCCAGATATCCGCGCTCATCCCGATTCGTGCGGCGCAGCTCATGACGGCGTCCGTCAAGGACTTCTTGGCGAATTCCTCGTCGGGGATGTAGCCGTCTCGACGCTTCATCAATACCGGCGTGCATCCGTACCCCTCGAACTGGCCGAGCTGGTCGTTCCAGCGGTACCAGAACCTGACCCGGCACCAGTGGATCGGCTGCTTCTCGCCGGCGATCCCATCGGCCAGGACCTCGTACCCCCAGCCGATTCCGCAGGGGCCGAGGACTTCGGTCAGTCGCTTCGCCCTCCACATCGGATCGATGGCTGTCCCCTTGAAGCCGCCGCTGCGTTGAAATTCCTTGGTGTATGCCGGGTCGGTCTGCTCGAGGGACTGCCAGAGTTCGGTCGGGTCGGGGGTCATCGTCATCGGATCCTCGCGTGGTACGTGGTAATCAGGGCGGCGCCCGGTACGTCGACGCCGGTCTTGAGGTAGGAGGCTATCGTCTGCTTGCACGGGCGGAAGGTGGCGGGGACTTCGACGACGAGGTCGTCAGTCAGCAGCTCGGCGTCGAGGATCTCGACCTTCGCCGACGACTGCAGGGTCGCCGAATGCAGGTCTCCGTCGAGGCGCTTGACGTCGTGCGCCTGCATCGCTTCGACGAGGCGCAGCTTCATGCGGTCGAGGCTGGCCCGGATGGCGTTGCGCCGCGCCTTGAGTCGGTCCAGCTCGTCCGTGATCGCCTTGTCCCGTGCGGCCAGGTCGGCGGCGACTCGCCCGTATGCGTCGATCTTCGACGGGATAAGCTCGGTCAGGTAGGCGTCGAGGATCGCTTCGGCTTCGCCCTCGTCGATCCCGTGGTCGCCTTCGAGGACGGACACGCCTGCGAGCAGGTTGTAAAGCGAGGCGCTCATGCGTCCCCGTGGTAGTCGGTCAGCGACATGAAGTCGGGCCGATGGGTAGCGTTCCACGTGACGGGGTGGGCGGCGACCTGCTCGTCGTCGGTCGGCGGCCAGGGGAGAATCTTCGGCTCCGGGTACCGCCGGCGGGGGCGCTCGTCGGACATCGGTTCGCACATGGTACGAATGGCGATGGTCGGCCCGTCGTCGATGCGCATGACCACATCCGCTCCGTACCAGCGCGCCCAGCCGCCGAACTTGTCGACGAAGTACTGCGCGATGGACCACGTTCCGCCGAGGTCGTCGCCTTCGTCGACAAGCGGAAGCCGCCCTTCGGCGTTGTCTGCCCATCCGCAGGACAACTCGATGCTGGCGGTCCCGTGGTCGATGGTCGTCGACGCGATGTCGAAGCCGGTGTCGTGGCACCACTGGACGAAGTCGTGAAGGGTCATTGGGTCTCCTTAGAAGTAGGGGTTTAGCTTCGCCTCGCGAGCAAAGTTGGCCGTCGCATCCTGCCAGCCTCGCCGCCACCACTGAGCCTTCAGAAATTCCGAATCGGTTTTGTCGGATGAATCGTGCGGGCAGGCGTCGAGCGGCGCACCTTCGATTGCGGCGACATAGCCTGCGGCGATCATGCGCTCTTTGGTGGGGATGGTATTGCGGGTCATCGTCGTCTCCGTGTTGTGCGTCGTGTTCATGAGTAGGACGGTAGACCAGACCCGGACGGATTACAAGTACCAATTGTAAAAAAGATTCCCGCTTGTGGTTTTTTCCACCTGCGGGCATACTCGCAGCCATGAAGATCCAAGAACTATTCGCGTCGCGACTGCGGTCAGAAATGAGCCGCCGGGGCGTCAGGCTGTCGGACCTGGCCGCCGAGCTGGGGGTCTCCGTCAACTCGGTCTCGAACTGGCGACGGGGTCAGGCGCTGCCGACCATCCCCCGCCTGGTCGAGATTGCCGACCAGCTCGACGTGACGACCGACTGGCTGCTCGGACTCGAGCCTTGAGTTGGACCGTCGTCGTCGAAGGCGTCCCCGTGGCGCAGCCCCGCCCCCGCGTCTACGGGACGCACACCGTCAGCGACAGCAAGAAGTCGAAGGCGTGGAAGGACGAGGTCGCCTGGGCCTGGGGCGCCGGGCCGAAGTACGACGGGCCGGTCTGTCTGCGCCTGATTTTCTTCCTTCCCAGGCCGAAGCGGCTGCTGCGGAAGAAGGACCCGGACAAGGCGATCCCCGCGCCCGTGCGCCCGGACGTGGACAACTTGGCGAAGGCTGTCCTCGATGCGCTCGAGGGTCTGGCATACGACAACGATTCGCAGGTCATCGCCCTCGACCTCCGCAAGCTGTACCCCGGGAAGTCGGAGCCGCCGGGCGTGCTGATCCAGGCGATCGCATGGGAGGACGTATGATTTGGCGGGAGTCATGGCGCTGCGATCCGGCGGCCCGCGCGCTCGCCGACCGCCACTACAACAGGAAATCGGTCGGCGCTGCCGACTTCGTGCCGCCCGGCAGATGCCTGGTCCTGTACGCTGACACGGCGGAGGGACAGGCCTTCTGGGTCACATCGTGGCCCTTCGCTGAATACGTCAAGCATGAGTGGGCCGGCGCGTGGATCTGTTCGGCGTTTCGGAATGAAGGGGCGGCGCTGTCGTCTAGCCTGATCTCGGAGGCTGTCGCGGCGACGCGTTGGAAGTGGCCCGACGTTCCTCCGCTTGGGATGATCACCTTCGTAGATCGGTCGAAGGTCCGCCGTAAGCGAGACCCCGGACGATGCTATCGCCGGGCCGGGTTCGAGCCCTGCGGGGAGACGAAGGGGGGCCTGCTCGCCTTACAACTCAGCCCTGAGCGAATGCCTGCAGCGGAGCCTCCGACTCAGCAGCAGCTGAGGCTTTTCACATGACCGAGGACGCCTCCGCCGTCATGTCGACGCTTGGGATTCGTCGCGGGCTGTCGCTGCATCAACTGGCCCGCGAGCTCCGATGGTCGAGACCCGGGGCGGACGCCCCGACCAAGGCGTTCGACACTCATCGCGTATGGCGAGCGGTGTCATCGCTGCGTATGGCCGGCTTTATCGAGGAACGCGTAAGCGTCGCGGGTTCGCGCTGGAAGGTGGTCCGATGAAAAGGGGCGGCGACCTCGACCCTATAGCCCGACCCCCGGCGCCCCGTAACGTCTGCCTCGTCGGCGACGCGGCCGAGCAGCTCGCCACGCTACCGGCGGGGATCGTTCAGACTTGCGCCACGTCGCCGCCCTATTGGGGGCTGCGTGACTATGGCACGGGATCATGGTCGGGTGGCGACACCGACTGTGATCACGCCGCGCCGCCGACAGGAGGGAGAAAGAAGGGATCTACGCTCTCTGGCTCTGGCAATCGCGAGGGCTTCAGCGCGGACGGTCAGTTCAAGAGTGTTTGCGGGATTTGCGGGGCCCGCCGCACGGACAGCCAACTCGGGCTTGAGTCCACGCCGGATGAGTACGTCGCCCGGATGGTCGAGGTGTTCCGCGAGGTGCGGCGGGTGTTGCGGGACGACGGGACGCTTTGGCTCAACCTCGGGGACAGTTACAACGGGTCAAGCGGGAGCGGGGGCGACACGCCGAAGCAGTCTACCAACGTCGGCAGCTTTCACGATGGGGGGATTCGTCGAGCCCCCGGCCTCAAGCCCAAGGATCTAGTCGGCATCCCGTGGCGCGTCGCCTTCGCCCTACAGGCCGACGGCTGGTATCTGCGCTCGGACATCATCTGGCACAAGCCGAACCCGATGCCCGAGAGCGTGACCGACCGGCCCACGTCGGCGCATGAGCACGTGTTCCTCCTGTCGAAGTCGGCCCGCTACTACTACGACGCCGACTCCATCAGGGAGCACACGGAACACGTCGGCGCCACATGGGAGGACCGGCAGGCTATGGGGTTCCGGGGCGACACGAAGCACCCTACAAGGGATGCGATCGAATCTGGGATGTCGATTCCTTCGTTCGCGGCGAACAAGAACGGCCGCAACCGCCGCTCCGTCTGGACCGTCGCCACCCGCCCCTACGCCGAAGCGCACTTCGCCTGCTGGCCCCCGAAGCTCGTCGCCCCGATGATCCAGGCCGGCAGCAAACCGGGCGACCTTGTCCTCGACCCCTTCATGGGATCCGGCACCACAGCCCAAGTCGCCCAGGATCTCGGCCGGGACTGGATCGGCGTCGAGCTGAACCCGGACTACATCAAACTGCAGGACAAACGAACGGCGCAGCTATCCCTGATGGGTCTCCGATGAAAAGGGTCTTCGACCCCGAGACTATAGCCAGACCCCCGACAACCCTTTCGACAGAAGGAGCAGCTATGAAGTGGGTAGATGGACGCGAGTACAATATCCCAGCGGATACGTTTGACGTCATATGCGGAGCCGACAGGATGCTTATCGGCTACCGCCATGACGGCGATGACGGCGACCCCGTGCGCGCCAAGGCGGCGCAGATTCTGGCGAGGATGCTCACGGGAGACCACGCCGATCAGGTCGCCAAGTGGCTCGGCTGGCAGTTGCACGACTGTCGCCAGGCGAGGTCGCCCTCGGACCTCGAGAAGAAGTCGACCGATGATCTTGCTGCTGATAGGTGAGACCCCCTTAGGGGTCTATCACCTATCACTTGACGGACGTGGTACTATCGACGGGTCGGGTAGCTCCCGGCCACTACGCCCGCCCTGGCTCCTGTTCCCTTCGTCTGGGGGCCGGGGCGGGGCGGCATTGACGGAGGAATGAAAGATGCTTCGAGAAGATATGGTCGAATGCGCCGCCCTGGTGGGAAAGGCGCTGGTGTTGTGCCAGTACGGACACGGCAAGGATGCAGCCGAGCCGCTCGCCGAGGCGCTGTCGTTGCTGCAGAAGGCCCCCGACGCGCAGCGCCAGAAGTGGCGGGAACGAAAGCAGGCCCAGCGGGCAAGCATGTCCCCTGATGTCACGGGGACATCGTTGGACGTCACGGGGAAAGGGTGTGACGTCACGGGGGACTCAGTAGTAGAAGAAGTGGAAGAAGTAGTAGTGGAGGAAGTAGTCCCCCCCGTGTTCGTCTCGATGGACGATGTCGACGCGGTGCTGACGAGTTGGAACGCGCTGACCGGATCGTCGATGCGAACAGGACCGACCCGATCGAAGCGGTCCGCCGAGCAGCTCCGCTCCCTGCTCGTCCGCCTGGCCAAGGAAGAAGGCGACGACGTCGCAGCCGCAAGGAGCAAAGTCGGAGAGGTCGTCAAGTGGCTATGGGCCGACCGGGCCGGGACCGACCTGGCGAAGTACGTCGTCCCGTCCACCGTCTGCCGCAAGTGGGACGCCTACGCCGAGCAGATCACGGTCCCAGACAACGGATCGACCTCGAGCGCCTGGAACCCAAGGGCATGAAGTTCTCCGCCCTTCCCTGGTCCATCGAGATCGAAGCCGCCGTGATAGGAGCGGCGCTCATCGACCCGGAGGTCGCCCGAAGCGCAGGACTGACAGCAGAGGACTTCGCCGACGGACTCAACAGCCGGATCTGGCGAGTGATCTCCGAGCTCGACATAGGCCCGGGATTCGCTTCCGCCGTCGAGGTCTGGACCATCCTGCTGGCAGAAGGCGCAGGCGAGGACGTCAAGCGAAGGCTCATCGACTGCGAGGAATCAACGCCGTCCTCAGACCTTGGCCGACACTACGCCGACCTCGTCCGCCGCACGGCGACAGCTCGGCGCTTCGCCGCAGCATGCGGGGCGGCCCATGAACGAGCCCACGACGGAGACCTGAGAGACCTCGACGCCTTCGTCCGAGAAGCCTATGCGGAGATCCGGGACGCAGCCGAAGCCTTCGACGTGGCGCTCGGGACTCGAGGACGGACCGCCGCCGCCGCACTGGCCGACGAAGTCGAAGCCCTGCAGCGGCGCATAGCAGACCCGAACGACCACCGACGACTGCTCACCGGATTCGCCGACGTCGACCGACTGATCCTCGGGTTCGAGCCGGCGGACTACATCGTCGTAGGGGCCAGACCGTCGATGGGAAAGACCGCCCTGCTGCTGCAGATCGCCGCAAACATCGCCCGATCAGGCCGCGCCGTCTCACTGTTTTCGCTAGAACAATCCACCCCGAAGATCATGCAGCGACTTCTATCCCAGGAATCCCAGGTCGACTTCGGCGCAATCCGAACGGGCCGGGACTTCGGCGACCGCATGGTCGACCGAATCGTCGCAGCTCAAGACAGGATCGCCGACTGGAACCTGACCATTAGAGACGACCCGGCAATGACACCGGCAGCCATACGATCCGCAGCAACCCAGGACAAAGCCTCGATAGGATGCGACGTCATCATCGTCGACCATCTGCACGATGTACGACCCGACGTCCGAAATGAATCCAGATACGTTCAGGTCTCCGACGTAAGCCAGGCGCTCAAAGCAACGGCAAAAGACCTCGACGTTCCGCTCGTCCTGGCAGCCCAGCTCTCAAGAGATGCCCACGATCCGAAACGCCCGCCAACCCTCCGACACATACGGGACAGCGGACGCATCGAGGAACACGCCGACATCATCGCCCTGCTGCACCGAGACGACTACTTCGACCCGAACACCCGCCCAGGCGAAGCAGACCTGATGATCGCAAAGTGTCGAGACGGCGAGACCGGACGAGTGACCCTGACATGGCGACCTCAATGCCTGCGCTTCGAGAACAAAGCATTCGGACCATGACCGACGAGCAAAGAACGAAACGGTCGATGAACAGAAAGCCCAGGAAGCCTAGAGCCCCAAGGGGAGGGGAGGGAGATACAGGGAGGGGAGGGGTCATGACGGATGTAGGATGGGAGGAAAGTCAAGCCCACATCTCCCACATGGGCGATCCCGCGGACTTGAAGGCGAACGCCGAACCCGCGCAGCAGTTGAACAGTTCGCCGGATGCGACCTACGATGAGCGCCTGGCAGAGCTCGAGGACCTCGCCTTCGAAGCCCTGCGGCAGATCCTCATCCAGCCGAAGGACAAGCGGGCGAAGCTCAAGGCCGCCGAGATCATCTTGTCGAGGAAGGAGGACGGGGGATCGTTCGCCGACGCCGTCGCCGACCTGCTCAAGGGCTGACACTTGACGACGCGCCCCCATTGCGGCGACCCTGTCGCCCATGCCTGCACGAGTCGAAGCTGCGAAAGTCCTCGAGGAAGCCCTGACTGAGTACGGATATGAAGCGGTCGACATGCCGGCCGACGTGATCCTGCTCGCGCTCAAGGCGTCCGACGAGAAGCCTGACGACGACGAGGACGAGGACGACGACGAGGACGACGAGCCCGACGAGGCCGCCTGATGCCGGCGGCTCCGATGGTGTTCGGGAGACCCGCTCTCTCTGATCTTGACCTGACTCGGTACGTAAACTTCAGCGACGACTTCCACGGATTTTCCTCCGAGCCCGGAGAGATCGGGCAGATGGGTTGGTCTGTCCACCAACAGGGAGACAACGGATCGATCCAGGGGAACCTATACGGTCAGTCAAACGGGATCATCACGTTGCGGGCGAACTCGGCCGTCGACTGGGCGAGTTTCTCTTTGTACGAGGACAAGGAGATGGCCTTCCCTTCGGAATTCGCCATCGGGTCGACGATGCGCGTCCGCTGGTACATGCGGCAGATCACGGAGTGCGCGTTCTGGGCAGGCTTGACCAACAACAAGAGCAACCTGCCGCTACTTTCTGGCGCCGTGGGATTCCTGGGATTCCGCTTCGACCCCGCCGTGTCGGCCAATGTCCAGTTCGTCGTAAAGGACGGAGCCGACGCGGACAACGAGGACACGGTCTCGATCGTAGCCGGCGTTGCGCAGGCGATGACGACATACGAGGTCACCCGAGTCGCGACCGACGCCTACAGGGTTTCAAGCGGTGGCGCGGTCAAGGGGACTCTGTCGGGGGTCACCAACGACCCGCCAGCCGCGAACATGGAGCACACGATCGGCGCTTACGGCACCGCCGCCGCCGGGGCCACCATCAACCTGACCGTCGACTTTTACCAGGCTTTCTCCCCGCTGGATCGGAGATAGACGAATGGCCGACAAGTATCGGACGAAGCTGTACGACTGGACCTCTGCGAAGGTCGTCGACGACGAGCTGGTCATCGACAAGTTCCAGTTCTGCCACGATGCGCAGGGTACCGACGTCTCCGCCGGAGTGACCGGCCGGATCAATCGGCAAGATGTCGACCCTGTCGTCTATCCGCTCGCCGACCTCAAGACCATCTGCGCCGAGCTCGACGACGACGATCCCCGTGCCGATGAGTTCGCCGACCTGCAAACATCTGCCAAGTCTGCGAAGAAGCCCTCGAAGAAGAAGGCCAAGAAGAAGGCGGACGAATAGATGCCGGTCCGCAAGGTCAAGGGCGGATACCAGTACGGGTCTGGCGGGAAGGTCTACAAGAGCAAGTCCGACGCCGACCGTCAGGGCCGCGCCATCAAGTCGTCGCAGAAGGCCAAGCGCAAGAAGAAGTGAGCGCCGGCCGGCTTCATCCCGAGATCGCTCGAGAGTTGATCCGGTGCAAGGGCGACTTCGCCCACTTCTGCACGACCTATCTCCGCATCGTCGATAAATCGGGCGTATTGATCCCGCTGATCCCGCACGACGCGCAGCACGAGATCCTCGACCTGCTGGACGGCAACCTCTGGAGCTTCGTCCTCAAGGCCAGGCGGATCGGCTGCACGACCATTGTGTCGGCGTGGATCTTCTGGCGTTGTCTGTTCGGTCCTCATCTCAAGGCGGCGGTCCTCGCCCACTTGTCCGAGTCCGCCGAGGGGATCTTCGAGACCTATCACACCTTCTACGCCGAGCTCCCCGAATGGATGCGCGTCCTGTTCCCGACGAAGAAGTCGAACGTCCGGGCGATCGAGTTCAGCCACGGCGGACGGATCCGGGTCGCTTCGGCGAGGACGGAGAAGCTGCGCGGCGGCGGCTATCAGATCGTCCACGCCGACGAGGTCGCCATGTATTCGGACGTTCAGCGAATGATGAGGTCGGCGTTCTCGGCGGCGGACGGTGGGGCATCGATCATCATGTCGACGACGGCCAACGGGGTGAACGAGGCGTACCACTTCTGGCATGCGACCGGATCGTTCTCCCAGTCCCGCTACTTCAAGAAGCACTTCGTCTCATGGCTGGCAGACGCGACGGCCCGCACGTCGAAGGACTCGCCGGAATACGTGGAGCCATTCACGGACCCGGGCCTGATGCTCTGGGAGTCGGAGCTGCGGGCCCGATGTCCGGGGATCACGGCGGAGCAGCTCGCCTATGCCCGGGTCCAGTTCATCAAGCTCGGCGGGTCGCCTGACAACTTCGATCAGGAGTTCCCGACGGAAGCGGCCCTTGCGTTCATCCTGTCGGGCAAGCCGTACTTCTCGAAGCGGTTCGACGAGGCGCTCGGTCATGAGCCCGTCGAGGGTCTGATCGTTCAGGACGACCCGATCGACTATCGAACGTATGCGATGGGAGTCGACACGGCGGGCGGTGTTCCAGGCGGCGACTATTCGGCCTGCTACGTCGTCGACGTGTCGGACCGGGACCGCCCTGTCGAGGTCGCGTCTCTGTACATTCGGATGAACGTCGAGCCCTTCGCCGACGCTGCTCTTGACCTGGCGAGGAAGTACAACGCATACGTCGCCATCGAGCGGACGGGTATCGGCCTGGCCGTCGTTCAACGCTTCAAGCACTCGGGTTATCCGTACCTATTTCGGACGACGGTCCCGGGCAAGGTCGGCCAAGAGTCGACGGAGCGCATTGGCTGGGATGCGTCGGAGCGGTCTCGTCCTGCGATGCTGTCGGCGCTGCAGTCGGCGATCAACCTCGGACGCCTCGAGCCCATCGACCCCCGTCTAAAAAACGAGATCAATACGTTCGTCTGGGATAAGACGGGCCGACCGGACCACCAGGGCGGGGCGCACTCGGACATGATAGTCGCCGCGGGCCTGGCGCTGATCGCTGCGAGTCAGAGCGAGGAAGTCCACGCCGAGGATATGCGGATGGCTCATCGGCCGATCAACGCTCCCGAGCGGATCAAGTGGGAGATGGCGACCGGCCGCCTGTACGACCCTTCCGACGCCTACGCCGACGACCGGCCCCGCAGCCTAGACGAAGGCGTCACTCTGGACGTCCTGCTATCGCCCTGAACGGGACGCACTAGACAAAGCCGCCGACGTCTCCCACAATGCCCGCCAAGGCATCGCGTCGCGGGCGTAACCCGCGGGCCCATGCAGGCCAGCCGAAACAGGAGTCGGAAGTGGAGCAGATCACAAGCGTCGCAGATGCGTTCGCCGCACGTAGGGCGGCCCAGGCGGAACCTTCCGCCGAAGCCGTGTCGGGTTCGAAGCCCGACAGCCCGACCGCCGAAGTCCCGATCGAGACCCCCGAGGTCGAAGTCGAGGCGACGGAGCCGACAGCTGAGGCCCCCGAGGTCGAAGCCGGCGTGGTCGAGACCCAGGCGGACGCGGAACCCGACGTCGAGCCGACAGGTTCAAAGCGACTGCAACGCCGACTCCGCAAGAAGATCGCCGCACTCAAGGAAGCCGAAGCCAAAAGCGTGGGGCTGCAGGAACAGCTCGACCAACTCAAGGCGAAGGTGGAGGAAGCGGTCGACAAGCGAGACGGAAAGTCGGGCGATTGGCTCGACGGCTTGGTAGGTAAGGACGATCCCGCGCCGAAGGCGGCCAAGTCGGACGACGATGTCGATCCGGCGGTCGCCGAGGTCAAGGCCCGTCTGCATCGAATGGAGGTCGAGACCGAGACGGTCCGGCTGCGTTCGGAGCTCGCCGAGGTTGCGAAGGAACATCCGGCGGTTCCCGCCGAGCTGCTTCTTCGGGCCGTCCAAGTCGATGAGTCGGCGGATCTGTTCGAGGTCGCAGAGCGTTATGACGCGTGGATCGAAAAGCAGATCGAAGCTCGAGGACCCGTTCACGTAAGCGCCGACGATGAATCGGCCGCCGTCGCTCGTCGCCCTATGGGCAAGTCGAGCGGGGGAGGTACGCCATCGAAGGCACCGGCTGACAAATATGCGGGCGCGACTTCCATTCGGGAGCTTTTCAAGCGAAGGAGGGATACCGCCCGTTCGACATAAGGACCTCGAACGATGCCCCATTCTCTGACCACCTTGCAGGCGATCCTCGACGATCTGCGTGCCCCACTTCGAAATATCATCGGAACAAAGACCAAGGTCCTGTCATGGGCCGAGAAGTCGCCCATCGTCGGCGGCGGGAAGCAGGTTCTGCAGCCTGTCATCGTCGCAGACGACACGGGTCATGGCTGGATCACGGACGGCGGAAACTTCGCCGCCGCCGCCGGTGGAGATCCGCTACAGCTCACGATCCCGTATGAGTTCTTCGCCGGTCGTTTCCGCATCACGGGACCGACCATCGAGGCCGCGGGCGAAGGGAACAGCCAACTCGAGAACGCCGTTCAGTGGTCGATGGAGCGCCTCGTCGCTTCCGTGACGTCCAGCCTCAACCGCTTCACGTGGTCGGGTAACCGGACCCTCGGGTTCATCAACGAGCACGAAGCGAAGGCCGGCAACAGGATCTGGGAGTTCACGGGGGACGCCCAGAAGGTCGCCAACCTGATCGCCACCGTCGGCGGTCCCATCACTTGCGACGTGATCAACATGGCGACCTACGCCACGATCGGAGCTGTCACCATCTCGGCGGCAGACGTCACGGGTTCCCGTGTCACGGTCGTCCCGGCGCTCGACACCGCCGCCGCCGGCGTCGCCGGCTTCCCGCACGCCTTGCGCTGCACCAACGCCGGGCTAGGGCTCGAGAACGAGATGGCCGGCATCTATGAGAACGTCGGAAACCCGATCCACTTCGGCGCGAATCGCGTGACCGGCGTCGGTACGCAGTTGCTACAGGCGAACATCCTGTCGCTGGCGACCGCCGGGAACCACGACCGCGGGAACCTGACGCTGCAGAGGGTCCAGCAACTGCTGGATCGCATCTCGCAGCGGACCCGAGGCGAGGGTCGTCCGACTCGCGCCTTCTACCATCCGACCTGCGCTGCCGAGATCGCGAACCTGTTCCAGGGCGCGGCCACGATGCAGGTCAACGTCGGGACCGGGAGCGGACTCAAGGTCGACGGCGGAGTCATGCCGGGCGGGTTCAGCTACGGTGGGATCCCGTTCATCGAGGACGTGGATTGCGCCCGGGGCGGGATCTTCTTCATGCAGGACGATACTTGGTCGACCTACATGATGCGTGGCGGCGACTGGGACGGGGACGTGTACAACTTCCAGGGGACCGACGCCGTCGAGCGGGTCTGGAAGCAGTACTTCAACCTCGGGAACTTCGGCCCGAACTTCACGGGCGCCATCACGGGCCTGCAGTTCGACGGGGCTGTCGCGGGTACCTGATACGAACGACGGCAGGAGGTCGAGATCGTGGTCATCGCCTTACAAGTCCTCGGGCTGTTTGCGTTGGCCGTCGTCGACCTCCTGCTCGTCGTCGTCACCGTTCGGAACATTCGGTCGCTACGTCGGGAGGTCCAGGCTGACGCCCAGGCTTCCCGGCGTGCCGATCTTGTCGCCATCGACTCGATCGCCGATCTGTTTCAGGAGGTCGGCTAGTGCTCAATCCGTCCGCATTCAGAAGAAACACCGAAGCCCGGCGGATCGCCGCTGAACAGCTCGAGGCCCAGGCCAGGAAGGACGAAGCTGCGGAGTCGGCGGAGACCGCAGGAGGCGTCCAGCTCGGCGGGACTCTGCTCGGCGCTTTGATCGGAGCCATTGCCACTGGCGGAACGCCGCAGGGCGCTGCGCTCGGGGCCTCCATCGGGGGAGGTCTCGGGACCGGAGTCGCCGGCGTTGTCTCCCCTGACGCCATCGGGGCGACGTCCGCGATCGCTGGGTCGACCTCTGGGATCGCCGGCATTGATCGCTTCCTCAAGATGCTCGAGGAGGACGAGAAGAAGAAGGCTGGGGCTTCTTTGCTGTCGGAATCCAAGTGAAACCACACCGACTATCGGAGGAATTCTCCGACGAGATCGAACAGAGCAAGTCGAGCAAGAGCAGATCCGAGCTGCTCTGGGATCTGTCCCGCCTGTTCCTTCAAGGTCAGCAGCACGTAAGCTATGACCGCTCCGAGGGTCGGCTTCGGGTCCTAGAGACGGACGAGAAGCGTTACAGAGACGACCAGATCACGCCGCTGTACAGGGCCATCGTCTCGACGCTCGCTGTCGAGTATCCGAGCCCGTCGATCCTGCCGGCGTCGCCTTCGTCCGAGGACATCCTTAAAGCCAGGGCGTCGCTCGAGGCCGTCCGCTACTACTGGGCGACCGCCGGCCTCAAGGGCATTTATCAAGAGCTGATCGAATGGCTCGTCTCCTGCGGTAACGCCGCGCTTCATACGGTCTACGATCCCGATGACGGGGCGATACGGACGGAGCTGGTCAACCCATACGATCTGTTCTATCAGGCCGGGACGACGGACCCGGCCCAGACATCCTTCGTCGCCGTCCGCCGCCTGGCTGACCGGGAGCAGCTCCAGGATCAATGGAGCACGTCGTCGTCGGAGATCGAGGACGCCCCCGAGGTCAAGTCCAGATCCTCAATCCTCGAGGACGAGACGATCCGCGACGGCGTCGTCGAGGTGTATGACGTATATTACGACGACGGATCCCACGAGGTCCGCCTGGTCGACCACGTCCTCGACCATGATGAATGGGATACGGAGACCACGCCTGTAGCCCTTTTCCGCTACATGAGGGTCCCGGGTCTTCTCTGGGCCAAGGGGATGACCGAGGACCTGATCGATCTTCAAGTCCTGTACAACCGGAAGAACGCGCAGATCATCGAAGCGATCGACATGTTCGCGGACCCGTACATTCTGGTCCCTGCCGGGTCTGCGGTCCCCGGTAACGCCTTCAAGGTGGGAGCGAGCAAGGTCGTCCGCTACAACTCGGCGCACGGATCGCCCTCCTATATGCTCGGCGCGTCCCTACCGCCGGAAGCCTATGCGGACCTGCAGCGCATTCGGGCCGATATGCTCAACGTCGCCGGCGTTCATTCTGCGTCGCTCGGTCAGACCGCCCGGGGCGTCAACTCGGCGAAGCACGTCGACGCGCTCAAGCAATCGGACGCATCGCAGCTCCAGCCGACGCAGGCCGGGATCGAGGCGTCGACCGTCGACGTCCTGCGGACCGTCCTCGTCCTGATGCGGGAGCACTGGACGGAGCGCCGGTGGATTCGTGCGCTCGACTCGACCGGGGCGCTGATCAATCGGGAGCTGTCGGCGACGGATCTCGTCGAGGTTCCCGAGGTCATCATCGAGGCCGGGTCTCTGTTCAGAAACGAGACCGCCGACAAGCGACAACGGGTCATCGAACTGCACGCCGCCGGATTGCTACAACCCGACGAGGCCATGCAGGAGATGGCCTTCGGCACGTCGAGCCGCTTCGTCCTCGACAAGATCGCCTCGATGTCTCACGCCGGCGAGTTGCTCAATGCGGCGAAGGCCGGCTTCGACATTCAACTGTTCCCGACCGACGACGTCGACGTCATTCGCCGGGTCTTCGAGGACTTCATGCGGACCGAGGACTTCTACAACCTCGAGATCGCCATTCAGCAGCACATCGCCGTGGTTCTTATGAGCCTGACGGCCGGGCTTATGGCGGGAGCTCCCCCGCCGATCGCCAAGGGGGAGCTCCCCGAGCAGCCTCAAGGCGGCGGTCCCGGCGTTCCGCAGGTTCCCGGCCTTCCCATCGCCGAGGAACCCGGGGGTCAACCGGCTGACGCTTTGTTCGGTAGCGCGGAGGTCGCCTGATGTTCGTCGACGGAGTCGGGGACCTGTTCCGCCTGTACTGCGACGAGGACGATGAAACGTTCCTGGCTGCGGCCCAGGTCACCGGCGCGCTCACGGTCGGCTATTCGCAATTCCGCCGACAGGTCGTCACGACCGATCCCTATTCGTATACGACCAGAGTCAGCATCTCGCCCACGGCGGACAGCTACGACCTTGCATCCGTCGCAAATCCGACGCGCATTCTCGGCGCTTCGCTCGCCCCGGGCGCAACGCTTCGAATGTACCAGCTCATCAAGGTCGTAAACGTCGACACGGCGGGCGACGTAAACTGGTATTACCGCGGGGCCGGGTCCGTCGAGGAGATGGACCGCCTGTCGAATCGCTACGTCTTGAGCGGGACGGTGCTGCGGTTTTCCTCCGACCAGTCTGGCGAGACGGTTCGCCTTGAATATGTCCCCGTCTCCGCTGTCGACTGGACCCAGCTCACCACGGGCGACAATGAGTTCATCGACGACTTCGACGCGTTCCATGACCTGATCGCCCTGTACGCATACAAGCAGTATTCCATCAGAGACGGGGCGGCTAACCCTGAACTCGACAAGCAACTGGCGTTGCGAGAAGTAGACCTCGATCTGTATCTAAACGGCGGTCGCGTGCCAGAGATGAGCGATCACGTTCTTCGCGAACGCCGGCGAACCTGATGGCGATAAGCAAGCAAGAGGTTGACGTCATGCCGACGGGTATGACGCCAGACATGCACGGCGATGGGCCCTATGTGCAGAACGTGTATCGCCGGGCCGACGCATGGCTCGTCCGTCAGGGCTTCGGACAGGTCGCACAATGGGACACGACCTTCGCCTTCGGATCGATCACGGAGCCGAAGCATCTAGGGTCGGCCGTCATGCGGACGGACTTCGGCCATGAGCAGATCGTCACGGTAATCTCGGCGACCATCTTCACGGGCGCCCTGTACCAAGGGGACGACGCCAGGAAGGTCGGTCAGTACGTGCGGACGTACATCGCCAGCATCTACGACGTGACGACGGATCGGACCTGGGAGGAACTGCTGCACCCGAGGACGTCCGACCTCAACGAGCGCAACGACAAGCGGGCGGCGCTGTACGAGACCGACGTCGACATCGACGTGCAGCGATACCTGCAGGCCGACGACCGGGGCTTCTTCTTCGTCGAGTTGTCCGACGTCATGTATTTCGGCAGCCCCCGGGCGGGCCTTTGGGCGTACATTCCTTCGACCTTCGACGGCTGGGAACCCCGGACGCAGCAGGTCAACTCGGTCGACGCTACCGACTGGCGCTTCAAGGGATACGGGGAATCGGCGTCGATCGTGCGGGTATCGGCCTCGCCTGGCCTGTTCCCCGATGCGTTCGCGTATCTAACGGATACGGAGTTTCCCAGGCCCAGGGCTGCGGCGGCAATCTTCGGGCGACTCGCCATAGCGGATCGTCGCAGCGTGTACTTCTCGGACATTCGCCGACCCTCGTCGATCATCGCCGACAACTTCCTGACCATCCCGAGCGAGAACGACATAGAGGCCGTGTCGGAGATCAACGGGGTTCTCGTGATCTCGACCTCGTCGGAGACCTTTGTGTATGCGCCCCCGCCCGGCGGCCAGGTCGTCACGGGCGGACGTCTGACGAAGGTCTCCGATGACGTCGGAGCTGTCGGGCCGACGGCGACAGTCAACGGGGGCGGGGCGCTCTGGTGGGCTGACCGCAATGGCATCTTCGCGACGACGACGGGCGTCGACATGCGCCGGGTCTCCGAAGGGTTCGAGGTCCTGTTCGCCGAATACATCACGAACCCGCTGACGCAGTTCTACGCCGCGTCGGGCTTCTCGAACCTGACGAACACGCAGCCCCGCATCGAACATCGCTTCGACCCGGAGCGGCTGACGATGACCTGGGACCACGTTCGGGCGCAGCTGATCGTGACTATGCCGACTCAGGCGCTGTCGCTTGTGTTCAAGGATGGGGCCTGGTCGGTCTGGAATTACGAATCGGTCATCGGTCCTGGCGGGGCGGCCACGGTCGACACTGTGACGAACCTCCCCGGGGCCTGGCTGATCATGGGGGAGGACCATCTTTACATGGTGTCGGTCTTCGATACGCCGACGCTGACGGACGACACACGGATCAGCGGGACGGGGGCGTCGTCGGGCGAAGTGTTCTCCGTTCCGTCCTATGCGGTCCTGCGCTACGGACACGGCGGCGGTCTGGACCGATCCATCGAGTCGACCGTCGAGGACCGTCGTCGCTTCGCCGGGAAGTGGTACAGCTTCGACGCTACGATGGCGGCGCAGGTCGGGCGAAACACGGTCTACATCGGCGAGCCGATCCCGGTCCCGGTCGGCTACGCGTACCCGACGCAGCCGACAGCGGCGACAGCGGATCAATTCCTGCTGCCGATCGAGGTCGTCCCGGTCAATACGACGAACGGTCCGATCGACATCGCGATCACCTTCAACTTCGACAATACGCACTGGTTACCGATCATGCGTAGCACGACGACGGCCGAGATCGACTTCATTCTGCCACCCGAGCGCCTCGAGTCGGCCCCGGGATATGCTCCCGGAGCTCCGGTCGGAGGGACCGCCGAGGTCCAGCTATACCAGGGGGGGGCCGTGTCGACCACGGGGAGCCAAGTCCGCATTCGATGGGACGGCGGTCAGGCCGGCTACGCTGGGTCGCCCTATCAGCCCGAAATGAACCTGACGCCGAACCAACGCAATCGGCTGATCTGGGTCCCCTTCAAGTACACGGGCCCCATCGGCGACGACGTCCTGCAGATGGGGATTCTCGGAATAACGGCGAATCTGACCTATGCCGCAGACCCGGGCGACCCGGTAGAATGTGAGCTGATCGCGTGGCAACAGGCGCTGCACGTAGCCGAGCGCCATAGCGACGACGATGTCGCCCAGGCCGTCGACTGGCTGATCAAGACCGATCAGGTCGGACTAAAGGACGGGCGACAGGTCAAGGCTCGGACGGCGTATCTCAAGGTCCGAGGACAGGGCGAGTCCACGACGCAGATCCCACCGGAGGCGGTTCACGGGCTTCTCAACGCGCTGTTCGGGTCGGACTTCAAGGGATGGGCGTCGCAGATCGTCGATTATGGCGGCGACCTCCAGCGGGCGGCGAACGTCACGTCGCTGCGCTCCCGGCTCAAGAACTCGGCCGGGGCGATGGTCCAGCTCACGTTCAACAGCGCATCGCCGACCTATGGCGACCCGGCGACGCCAGCCACGGGGAACGTACTGATCGACGACCGGGCGCTGGACACCGTTGCTATCTCCGAATCCGTCAAGGGCGAGCATGTCGCGGTCATGATCTTCGGGCACATTCGCAACAGGGCCGAGGCGCTCGAGGTCGGTGAGTTCCGCCTGTCTCTCGTCCCGGCCGGCGGACGTCGAAGGCGTGGCCGATGACTGTCCCGGTATACGAGCTGCTCGACCGCCTGGCCGACCGGCTTGGCGCTCATAATCTCCAGGCCCGGGAGGACAGTCGGGCCATCGTCGGATCGCTGCAGGTCACGACGAAGGGGACGGCGGTCGCAGAATCGAAGCTGCGGGACAACGTCATCAACCTGTCGGGCGGCGATCATGGCGGTATGAAGCTGACAAAGGCCGGGACCATCGTCGTCGGATCCGGGGACTGCAACCTCACGCGACAAGTCGTCATCGAGGGGGGCCTGATTGTCCTGCGTGGTCTGCGCTTCGTCGCCCGAGCTGCCGACGCCGACAGAAACAATGCCGCCGCCCTGGTCACGGTCTCGGCCACGTCGAAGGTGATCTTCGTCGACTGCGTGTTTCGCAAAGCCGACAATGACTTCGGCGTCTTCATGACGGTCGCAAACGGGGGCCGGGTCAACCTGCTCGGCTGCTCGTTCATCGGTGGGGCGTCTGCTACGAACGCCATCAGCAACGCAGGAGCGGCGGCACTTGTGCAGCAGGCATTCGGGGCGAACACGTCCGGGGCGCCCCATGCGAACGTCACGGCGACAGCGGAGATCACTTGAGCACTCGCCGACTGACTGACGAGCAGTTCGCCGATGGGACCAGCATCGACGGCGACCGAATCGACCGCGCCCTCGAGGACGTCGTCCGCCACGTAAACGACATTCCGCCCCGGGACATCGAGCGGCGCTTCGTCCAGACGCAGTTCGTCAGCGGTCAGATCCCGATGGACTTCGGGTCTGCCATCATCGGCGTCCCCTTTATGCGGGGCGACAATATCAACGCCGAGGTCGTGGGCGGGGTTCCCGCTGCGCCGTTCGAGAACGTCCGCCGGGCGAAGGGGACCTTCCATCAAGACCAGCTGATACCGTGGACCTGGACGCAGGCGGCATCATTCCTCCGCCCGGTCATCGTCGTGCAGATGGACTGGCTGCTGCTGACCGATACGACCTTCAACAATGCGCTGGTCTACGACTCGTCGCCCCCGAGCGGGAAGACGAACGGGGACAGCGTCGACGACATTTCGGTCACGCTGACCGTCGACTCGCCCTTCGCCGCCGAGACCCGGACGGAGGACGCGCTTGTTCTGGTTCGGCGGAACTTCAAGGCGAGCGCCGAGAACGTGTCGCTTAAGTCGCCGGCCGGGTTTACCGATATGAACCCGGCGCATCCGACCTCGGCCGACGCGGCGCTCGATGGCGTATGGATTCAAGTCCGCGACATCGTGGTCCCGATCCCGCAGAACGCCCGGGTACGCTGGTCGCTGACCATTCCGCAATGGACGGGCGACCTGAACCCCTGGGGCGCCACGCCCTGGATGAAGCAACTGTCGAATAGCTGCATGACGCTGCTCGAGGAGGTCGAACCTTGAGCGAGATAACCCGCAAGCGTCTCGCCCGCGGGACGAAGCTGATGCCTGAGCACGGCTTCGGGGCTTTGAGTTCGGCGGCGACGCAGCTCGGGGCGCAAATATCGGCGGACAATCTCGCCGACCCGCAGGGCTCGTTTCGCATCAACCTGCAGACGCCGGCGCTCGGCGGGTCGCTCTTTCTGAACACGGGGAACAAGGGCGAGCGGGGTCACCTGATGATCCCCTTCGTCCTTCCGCCCCCACAACAGGAGTTCTCGACGACGGGCCAGCAGGACACGGGCGACCCGTCATACATCCTCGACGAGATTCAAGTGTCGTTCGATCAACGGGCCGAGCCCTGCGCCATCATGGATCCGACCGCGGTCGGCGGCGGGCTGATGAACTTCGCCCAGGTCACGGACGCATACGATATTCGCCTGTCGATCAAGGAAAAGGAGATGCAGGTCTTCGCCGGATCGACGACGCCGACGGTCCCGACGAACGAGGTCGCTGCGCTCGACATTCCGCCCGGGTTCTTCTCCGGGGCGAATGCTCGGGTGAACCCCGCCATCATCGGAGACCTTGAGGTCGCGCTGAATCCGTACCGGACATATGTCGTGTACGTCGAAGCCTCGTCGATGGCGCTGTCGGCGATCGACCTGGCGATGGTCTCGCTTGTGATCTCGCTCCGCTTCAAGACGAAGCTCAAGCAGCGGACGACCAGCTCGAACCAGATCCAGAACCTGCCGACGAAGCATAACGGGGCGCGCACGGCGGCGAGCGTGACGATCCAGACGCCGGCGGTCGGGTCGCTCGTCCTAGCGGTCGCCCCGGCGGGGCTGCAGACGAACATCGAGACCGTCGACGGCGTCTTCTTGAATCGCCTGCGGGGCGGATACGGGAAGAACTGCGACGTCCCGCCCTCGCAGAATCTTCTGGTCGATAGCTGTTACGAGGTCATCGCGGTCAACCTGTTCGGGTTCTCGCAGGCGATCACGACGGCGAACATTGCGGATCTCCCATACGTCGGGGGCGCTCCGTATACGGGTGACACGATCGACCGGCGCATCATTCCGATCGTGTACCCGCTGACGATCCATCACGTCATCGCGGTGCAGTCTTGGGCGACGACGCCGTCGACGGGCAATCTGATCCCGAGCTCGGCGAACCTGATCCACGAGGTCGGCGTCGGCCTGGCGACGGGCCATCGGTCTGACGCGTACCGATACCAGCAGGTCGCCTATCATTCGTGGAACGAGACGTTGGCCGGGTCAGCAGCTCGGCGCTTGGATCAGATCAAGGAACGAAGCGGCGGGAACATGGCGGGCAATCAGGACATCGCCGACATGCAGATGTTCCAGGTCCCTATCGTCAACGATGCCGGGGCCGGGGCGACGCGTGTCGGGGTCGGCTATCCGACGGCGTCGGCTACGACCGGGACGCCGGTCTTCTGCGGTCAGGGGATCACGGAGCTGGACGCCCGGTCGACCATCGCTCAGGGATTCCCGGCCGGCGATGTCGCCCCCGTTACGAAGGGGGCCGAACAGTGGATCGAGGTCCGCTGGAAGTTCGGCGACAACGTCAACGGTCTCGGGTCTGGTGCGACGTACCCGTCCGGGACGGTCTTTGTCGGATACGGCGGATTCTGGGTGTACCTGATCTGCGAGAAGAATCTATCCCAGCCAGGCAGCGGAGGGATCTTGTAATGGCGCTGGAATTTGAAGGACTAGCCGGTCTCGAGCGGCAATTCGCGGAGACCGAAGCTCGCAAGCGCGCAGCGTTGAAGCTCAAGGAATCACTGCCGGGGGCGATCCGCGCCCAGACTGCAGAGCAGCGCGGCCTGTATACGAAGGGGGCCGAAGCGAGCAGTCGATCCGTCCGAGGACAGGCCGCTCGGGCGCTGGCCGGGGCGCTCGCCCAGTCCGGGACCATCGGCGGGGCGGGGTTCGCCCAAGGTCGGCAGACGGCCATCGAGACCGGCGAGGCCATCGGGAAGATAGACGCCGGCTTAGCCTCCGACCTGGCGACTCTGTCCGGATCTCGTCAGGAAGCGATCGAGGCCGAGATTGCCGCCCTTGAGTTCGCGGCCGAAATACAGACGCCCGAGGAAGAAGCACGAGACCTGATCGCCGCGTATCGCCCGGAGATCCAGAGGATAATCAACAGGCACAAGGGACTCGACGACGACGAGGCGGCGATGGCGACGGAGATCCTCGACCTGATGCAGCAAGAGCCGAATCCGATCGCTCGTCAGTGGCTGGAGAACGAAGCGTATGGGGTCATGGACACCGGTCCCCACGCGAGGGATGTCTGAGATGGCAAGGATCCTGCCGAGTGGCGCGGCGTTCCGCCGACGTATCGTTCAGCCTGCGCCGATTCAGGTCGGTCCTGTGCCGAGGACTGGACCCAAGGAGCTGCTCGAGGGTCTGCAGTTCATCGAAGCCCTGGCCGGGTCCAAGGTTCTCGGGGCTGTCCTCGCGGGTCTCGGCTATGTCGGCGAACAGGCTGTCGCCGGCGTCCGTGGTTTGCTCGACGAGCCCGATCTTGACGAAGCGGCGGAGGCGCTGGCGGCGAAGGGCGTCAGCCTTGAGGACCTGCAGGCGTCCATCCCGCAGGACATGGCGGCGGCCCCTGGCGTCGACGCTGCGCATTCTGCGCTTCTTCCTGGGGGCATTGTCGGCGTACCAGACTTGGCCGACGAGTACGTCGTCGAGTCTCGTCAGCTGCTGCAGTCTGGAATGACGCCCGCCGACGTGGCGCAGCACTTTCAGTATCGGGGCGACGTCCCGACCGAACTGGTCCCGGAGATTCTGGCGAAGGCTCGACCAGAGCCGACGGAGCGAGACGCCATTCAGTCTCAGGTCGTGGAGCGGGTCGCTAAATTCCTTCAAGGCGGCGGGGCAAAGGCCGACGCCATTGCGACTATGGTCGACCGGGGCGCAACCCCTGACGAAGCCCGGCAGATCGTGCAGTCGGCTATGGCGCAGATCGCCGAGACGCCCGAGCCTGTCAGACCGCCGCATCAGGCCGAGGTCATGGCGGCGCTGCAGCAAGGCGTCGACCCTGCGCAGATCCTCGACGCCCTGGTCAAGCGGGACATCGGCGACACGCCGGCGGACGTGCTGACGATGGCGGCCCGACGGGAAGAAGCGCAGTCGGTCATCGACGAAGCCCGGGGGGCGCTGGGTCCTGCTGCTTCGGTCGAGCTGATGGCGCGGGAGGACGAGGTCGCCGCCGTGCAGGTCGGCGGGTTCGGGGAGGCGCTAGCCCTGGCGGCATCGGCAGACACGCCTGAGAAGCGGACAGAGGCCGTCGCAATGGCGGAACGCCACGCACCCATGCGGACGATCCTCGACTATGTGTTCCCGGGGCCTGCAAAGCTCGCAGCGGCGAAGGCGGCCGAGGCGCTGATGCCAAGGGCCGAACGCATCCAGACGGCCGCAGATCTCGCAGAACTGCAGTCCAAGGCGGCCCGGCGCGAGGCGAAGACACAAGCCGAGGTGGTCCGGGCGGAACAGGCGAAGTCGCGAATCGAGCAGGGAGAGCGAAGGCTACAAATGCAGATCGACAAAGCGGCGGCCGAGGCCAAGACCGCCGCCGATAGGCTGGCCGACCTCAAGGCGAAAACAGCAGCTCGAAAGGCGAGCACCAGAAAGATCAAAGAAGAACTCAAAGCGAAGAATAAGGGCGACAGCATCGACGTAAAGACGCACGTCAAGAACCTTCTGTCGAGCGTCCAGCTTGAGAAGCGTTCGCTGAATTCAATGATCAGCTCGTTCAAGATTGCCGCTGCGTCGAACCGCGGACTTGCAGGGGCCAAGGAAGTTCCGAAGCGCCCGGCGGACGTGCTTCTCTCTGAATGGGCGCCGCGCCTCGCCGCCATGATGGAACGCCGCGCAACTGCGGGAACAAAGGCGACCGAGCAGACAAACGAGGTCACTGCGGCTGAGGAAAAGCTGACCAAGTTGAACGCCAAAGAAAATAAGATCCAGAAGATACGCAACGAAAGCGGACTCAAGGCTTATCTGGACGGGGCGGACAAGTAGCCGATGGCGTCCTATGAGGACATAACGGATCCCCTGGAGGGCGGGCTGTCGGTCGAGCCCGACCCGGATCCCCTGGCGTCGGAACCCCTAGCGTCGGAACCCGAGCCGCTGATGTCGGAGGCGGAACCCGAGCCGCTGATGTCCGTCCCAGAACCCGAGCCCGTTGTCATCGGGGCCGGGGAGGAAGAACCTACCGTCGCCCTCGAGGCGCGACCCCCGGATCCCGTCGACGTTTCACGCCTTCCCTGGTGGAGCCTGCCGACCACTGGGGAGGATCTGGTCTTTGTCGAGTCCGTCGGAGGCGGTCTCCGCACGATCAGGCCGACCGGGCCGCGCATCGACCCGAGGATCGACATCGCCGAGGTCCCTGATTCGGTGCGCCCTATGCTGCATTCCTTGCGATACAAGCGGCGCGCAGATGCAGCGATCAAGAGCATCCGAGGAATGCAGAACGCCGGCGAGGACTTCGACCAGCTCAAGGCGGAAAGGCCGGAAGTGTTCCGGGTTACGATGGACTCGATCACGGATCACGTCACCGAGACGGTCAGCAAGACGAAGCCCGTCGAGATCGTTCGCCGCCTGGTCTCTCTGAACGCGAACGCCCGCGGGGCGCTTTGGGGCGTAGCGAAGGCCGGCGGCGCTGCTCTCGAGGACCTCATCGGTCCGTTGGTCATGCCTGAGACCCTGGTCGGAGACCCGGACGAGCGGGCCTTCGAGTCCGCCATCGGGGAAGCCTACGGAATGACCGAGGCCGATCTGGAGAAGATGGTCGCGCAGTCTGAGGAACTGGGCGGATATGGTCGGCTCGAGAACTGGAGGCGTGACGTCGACGAGAACGTCATGGGAATGGTCGGCCTCGTCGAGTTCGCGATGGGCCAGGCTAAAGAAGATGTCTTGATGCACGGCGACCTCGTCGACCTGTTCAAGTCTCAATTCCAGTCGGGATCGCAGTTTACTGAGAAGTTCGTCGGCGGAATGATCGGCGGGTCTGCGGCGCTTGTTCGTCATCTTCCGACTGCGCTGGCGAATCGTCCCATGACGACGATGATGATGATCCTTCCGATTCTCAAGGCGGTCAGGGCCCGGGGAATGGTCCCCGATCGTCTCGGGAACATCATCAACGCGACTGATGAGTTCGCCACGATGCAAACCCGAGACATGGCGACGACGGTCAAGCTGGTCCCCTATATTGCGACTCGGGCGCTGCGAGACGTCCTGATCTCGGGGAAGCTCAAGACGAGCCTGCGGGGCGTTCCGGGGGAGGTCGGCCGATCTGCGCGTCGATCCTTGGCCGAGGTCGAAGGCGCATTATCTGCGGGCGAGGCGACGACCGTCCTACCCGCCGAATGGGGAGCGGCGCTTCAACGCTGGATCACGTCGAAGCGTTATCAGGACGACATGACGGTCCAGCAGATCGCCGACCTGGTCGACGTGGATCCTGGGGCAGCCCGTGCGGAGATCGAAGCGATAGCGGGGGAGCTGGCCCGAGCTACGGAGCGGGGCGACCTCACGGCGGAAGCCTTCATGGTTCCTCCAGAGGCGATGCGCGTTCGGTCCCTGGACGAGCTGCGGGGCGAGTTGCCCGGGGCGGCGAAGGCGGCGGTCCCCGAGGCGGCGGCGGGCGAGGTCTTTCTGCATGGAACGTCTAAACGTTTCGGATCTTTTCAGCCGCAGCGTGAAGGTCATGGGCTGTTTTATCTATCACCCCCGAGTCGCAGCCCTGGGCGGAAGACGCAGGCCGAACACATCGCCGGAGGACCATTCGGCGGCGAGCTTGCAGAGGTCTACATCGACAGAAGCAGGGTCAAGGAGTTCAACCCGATCGACGACCCGATTGCCGCTGACATTGTTCGGACAGTTATCGCAGAAGTGAATCCGCCTGAAATCGTTGCGAAGCGGGCCCTCGGAGACCTGATCCCCTATCAATGGGCCCACCGGATCAAAGAACTAGCGGACAAGCACGGCTATAACGTTTTCGAGTTCGACGAGGCGTCAGTCCAGGGAAAAAGCATAGCGGTAAGCGACCCCACACTTCTAACGATAAAAGGATGGCGAGATCCTCCATTCGACAAACCGACCCCTGCTGTCGGGGCGGCGAAGGCGGCGGTCCCCGAGGCGGCGGCGGCGGTCCCTGAGGCGGCGGTCGAGATACTGACGCCCCGAGAGCGCAACGTCATGCGGGAGACCTTTTCGGTCGCCCCCGACGATCCGCGCTTCGACAAGGGGAAGCCGATCGCCGGCATCCCTGAGAAGCGACAGCGCGACATCGTCCAGACATCGCTGTCGGAGGTCATCCCAGAAGGGGCGACGCTGTTCCACGAGACCGACGCAGCTTCGGCTCAGAAGATTCTCGCCCGCACGGAGGAAGGACCGCGCCGACATGGCGACGTATACGTCAGCGACGACATCGACCTCGCGCTCGGCCAGGGCGGGAAGGGCGTCGTCCTCGAGTTCGATCCCCGCCTGGTCAATGGGACCGTCGCCCCGAAGGCCGGGGTCATGTTCGTCGAAGGCGGCGGCCGGGAGTATGTCGTCAATACCTCGGTCCCCGGATCTGTCGTGTCGATCACGGTCCCGTCCGAGCGGGCGATTGCTTCGCTTCGCAAGGTCGAAGGCTTGGCCGACCTGTTCGACTTCGACGGGGCGCAAAGTGTCGAGCGAGGGATCCGAATCGAACGCAGGAAGCGCCGCGACGTTCCGCCGCCGCCGATCCATCCGCCCGCAGCCGCCGCCCCCGTAGCACCGGCGTCCGCCCTCGAGCGTTACCGCCACTTCCGCGACGAGATCCTCGAGTCGGCAATGCCGGGCGAGGAGATCAAACTGCTAGCGGCCGAACTGCGGGACGAGCTCGCCCAGGCCGCACGCGCTCCGATGGATCCGCCTGACGTCGTCCCGTTCGAGCTTGGTATGGCGCACCTTGACGCCGTCATCCGGGGCGTCGACCCGTCGGCGTTCGGGCCTGCGTATCCGTCTATGGGATCGAAGGTCGTCATCGAACTGGAGTCGATGGTCGATCCGACGGGGAAGATTCACCCGATGGGGATCTCGACCGATACGGCAGCGATGATGACGCTGATGGAGGACCAGCCGGCGCTCGTCGAAGCTGCTCGCCCCATGATGCTGCTGACGGAGGACCAGATAGCGAAGGCCCGACAGGCGGGCATCATGGACGACGTCGACGCCCTGCGAGACCTGGCGAGCGTAGCGACCGATCCGCCGATGTCTCCGTCCATCCTGCAGGACGTTCAGGCGCTATCAGAAGCGCAGCCGATCGATGTAAAGCCCCGGGAGATGGTCCCCGACTTGTCTGCGCCGATCTTCGCCGACCTGCTCGACCCAGTGCTGGACTACATCCAAGAAGCCTACCCGACGGCGGCGGCGATTCCCGATGTCCCCTATGAAGGCGTCCGACTGCTGCAGGAGTTTCAGACAGCATCGCAGGGGGCGCAGCTCACGAGAAGCCGGGCGGCGACAATCCTGACCAATTCCCTGCTCGACAAGTCGGCGCAGCATCTTCGAGATCCGAAGCATCGAAGCCGTGTCGCAAAGCGGATCGCTGCAGGGCGCCCGGGGGTTACCGTGCGGGGCGTCGAGTTCAAGCTGAAGGAGCTGGCCGAATCGACGCTGCTCGACGACGCCATCGATTATCGCCTGACCATTGAAGGGGAGTCGGTCTCGTTCCTCGACGAAGCGTTCGCAGCCTTCGACGACCTCCCCGGGAAGGAGCGCCGACGCGTCAAGGCGGACACGCTGCGCCAGGTCGGGACGGTCATCGCCGCCGATGTCGAGGCGCACAAGATCAAAGCCGCAATGATGAACGAGGTACGCCGCGGGCAGGAACTCGGTCCAGTCGGAAAGCCCGGGATCTTCGCGGCGAATCTTGTCGAGTCGGTTCTAGTCAAGGGAGAAGCGCCGCCGCAGTTGCCGTCTCGCTTCAATCCGAGGGACATCGCCGGGCATATCCGCGTCGACGCCGACAAGCTGATCCCGAACCTCGTCAAGAAGCTCGACATCGAGCCGACGATGGCCCGAGACATGCTGCTAGACTTCGCCGACGAATATCAGTTCGGCTATACGGCCCCGCGTCCCGAGCTGACTCGCAAACTTCCGAAGTCGTCGATCGCAATGGGCGAGGCCGCCTATCAGCGTGGGGCCCTGATCGCCGAAGGAGACCTGGCGCCCATCGTCAGGGCGGTCGGGAAGGGATACGAGGAGACGGTCGGGTGGGGACTGCAGGCGACCTCGTTCAGAGAGTCGGCGGTCAAATTGTGGCGCAAGCTGTCGGGCGTCATAAAGGGATCTCTGACCGTCAACAATCTCCCGGCTCACAAGAACAACTGGTTGGCGAACGTCGGAATGGTCGGGCTGGTCAGAGGGAAGACGCCCTTCGGCGTGGTCGCAGACCTCAAGGCGTCCGGGTCGTTGTGGAAGCAGTACCGCGAAGGGAAGTTGACGGACCCGGAACTTATTGCCGACTTCCGAGCCATCGAGCAGTCGGGACTTCTGGACACGTCGCTAGTCGACTTCGAGCTGGCCGGCCTGGACCCAAGCGAAACGCCGGGACCGCTCAAGGCGTTCGAGCAGAAGGTATCCGCGCCGGCGTACAAGTTCGGGGACAATATCTTCAAGCTCGACGAGGCGCTCCGAAACATGCGGATCCTTCGTGAGATCGACCGAACGCTCGCCCCGGGCGAATGGATGCGCCTCGAGCTCGACGGTAAGCGGGTCACTTGGCTGACGAAGGACGAGGCGGGTCAGTGGATGCAGACGACCACGCAGCCCAAGCGCAGCCCGGGATCGAACCTCCACATCATGAAGGGACCCGACGCTGCAAAGTATTGGAAGGAGGTCACGCCGCGGCAGGTCGACAGACTGTTTGCGACGGCCGCAGGAAAGACGGCTAAGGCTAAATTCTTCGACTATTCGGACGTTCCGATCTGGCTGGAATACCTGCGATCCAGTGGAGCGGGCGGCATCGTCTCGCCCTTCCTGACGTGGTCATGGAAATCCTTGGACATTCCCGGGATCAAGCGCGGACTTCTGACAGAGGTCGCGACTGGCGACTTTGCCGTCGCCCCGTTGACGAATTCCTCCGTCGTGAATGGTCAGGCGATGGCGGCCGCCGTCGCGGTAAGCCTTCGGCGGGCGGCGCTGATGGGCGGACTTCGTTCTTCTCTGCTGACTGACGATCCGACGCAACTGCGCGAGGCGCTCACCTGGCTACCCTCCGACCAGAAAACGATGTTGGTCGAGGAAGGAACAAACCCGGGGTATCTGCGAGTCATGAACCTGAGAGGTCCGAACTTCACGGGAACGTCGGACACGCTGTTCCGTCTCGGGCTGGCGGCATATTACAAGGCGGCGCAGCAGCTCGATCCTGACTGGTCGGACGACCGCCTGTTCCCGCTCGACGCATCACGGGCCGAGATCCTCGACGTCGACGCCATCATCAAGAAGCGAAAGGTCACGCCAGAGGCGGCGCGGGACATCGTCAGGCGTCGAAAGATCGCCCTAAAACTCAAGGGTGGGGCCATCGCTTCGGCCCAGGACGTTCTTAATCTGGCGGGGATGGCCGGTTCCCCATTCATGGACGCGCTAGCCTCCTACCGGGAGACGGACTTCAAGGGTCAGGAGGTCACTGCGGCGAGGATGTTTTCGGAGTTCTCGACGATGCTGGTCGGCGGAACTCCTGCGACGGCTACATCGATCATGATGGCGATGAGAGACGAGACGACGCCCTGGTCGACGCGGCGTTACGCCATCAAGGCCGACACTCGACTGACCGAGGACTTTGCGCGATGGGCGACGCGTCGCCTTTTGGGCTGGGGCTGGCGCGATGTCAACGGGATCGAAGCGAAGAAGAAATGGGCGGACAAGATCGAGAAGGCGCTGAAAGGATCCCTGACGAGGGACCTCGAGGATCGCGTCAAGCGTCGAGAGTCCGCATTCAGGGCAGCGGTGGACGCCGGCGACATCGAAGCCCGTCGAGCTGCCGAACTGGGCGATGAGTTCAAGGGGATCAAGCCCTTACCGGAAGAACGCGCCCGACTCGACCAGCTCAATGGGTTCATCGCCGACGAGGTCGAGCGGGCGGTCGCCGACTATACGACCGTCATGGAGAGAATCTCCGAGAAGCAAAGGAAACGCCGGAAGCCTCCCGTCCGGGTGCTCTTGGATGGGGAGCCCACGGGGATACAATTCGACCGATCATCACCATAGGATCAAATCATGCCTGCATCAGACGTCACTAGAATCCAATGGGCTTCGAAGCCGCTCATCAACGCGAGGACAACCTTCAACCAACTCGCTGCGAACGCAGTCGCCGGTGTGGGCGAGGATCTATATACGGATTTAGAGACGTTCTCCGACGTCGTGAATATGTCGGGGATGTTGATTAGCAACAACTCGGGGGCCGCCTCCTTCCTCCGCAGCGCCGCCGCGCCTGCCGGGGCCGGGGTCCTGATCCCCGACGGCGGGGGCTTGTACCTCGGATGGGACAACCCCGGGACGGGGGTCATCTTCATGGAGAACAGCGGCGCGGTCGACTTCCTGATCTTCAATCCCTGATGAGTGACCTCATCGAGATGCCGCCGCTGCAGGTTCAAGGGCTTGCGCCGAACCTGTCCTGGGACGAGGTCCTGCGGGGTAGCGGGTACGACTCTGTCGCCGAGCTGCCCGAGGACGTGGCGCTCAACGTCGAGCGCATGGCGCAGCATATGTTCCAGCCCTTGCGCGACGAGCTGGGCTTCGGGCTGACGGTCCTGTCCGGGGGCGGGGTTCGGTCTCCTGCGATGAATCGGCGGGTCGGCGGGGCGAAGGCGTCGAAGCATATGCTCGGCGTGGCGCTCGACCTGCGGGCGTCGACGGAGCGGCGGACCCTGCAGATATACGACTGCGCTAACCAGATGCAGGGGGGGCGGATCCCCGTCGGGGGCCTGGCGCTGTACCTTCGGAAGGACGGCGGTGTTCGCTTCGTACACGTCGACGCCCGGGGCCTGGTGGGGGGACGACGAGCTCGCTGGAACGGCGGGTCCCGGCGATTGGCGCTCGCGTGAAGGAAGTCCTCGCCGGCATTGGTCTCCTCTTTCTGATGGGAGCCATGACGCACCTGTCGGTCGAGGCTGTCGTCGCCCAGGAGGAACGGGACGAGGCGGTCGCAGCCGCACGTCGGGCGGAAGCTGCTGCGACGTCGGCGGTACGACCTCGTCGAGGACCCTATGGCGAACCACTTGCGACACGCCGCCGCCATCAACTGCAAGCGATGCCGGATCTTGTCGGTCCGCGGGCCGTCGAATGAGTGACTAGGCGTGGACGCGTTCCAGATTCTGACCGAGGCGGGGCCCTTGGGCCTGTTCGCGTTATATTTGATCATCAGCCAACGGAAGCAGCAGGAGCGCAGCGACAAGGCCATCGGAGAATTGCGGGATAGATATGACATCGTGGTGGACAAACAGGATAGGACGATCGAATCCCTCACGCTGTCTATCTCGACGAAGATCGACAGGCTGATGGACAAGACCGGCGTCGCTCAACCGCCCCCAGACCGGCGTCGCTCAACCGCCCCCGCCGGCGCCCTCTGGCGCCACGCTGATGATTGAACGTAAAGTTGCCGAAGCCGTCGAAGCCGCCCTGGAGGACAAGCAAGATGACTGACATGATCAAGACCCTCGCGTCATCCGGGGCGATTGTGGGCGTCGCCGCCGCCATGTCCATCGGGTTCGGATGGATCCCCAGCTCGTCGGACCTCCAGAGGGTTGAGGCGAAGGCTGACCAGATCGGCGGGATCAAGGTCGACGTCGCCGTCCTCATGCAGAGAATGGAGACGGTGGAGAGGACCACCGGCAGGATCGAGGAGGCGCAGACCCTTCACTTCGACAAACTGATGGATAAAATCGAAAGGATTAAACGATGATGACCGCTATCCGTGGCCTCCTGAGCAGCAAGAAGTTCTGGTCCGCTATCCTGGGCAGCGTGATCGCCGCCGTGTCCGATCACCTTGGCATCGACCAGCAGACGGTGTTCGGCATCCTGGGTCTGTTCGGCGTCCAGATCGCCGGCCAGGGTCTACAGGATATGGGAGCCACCAAGACTCGCCATAAAATCGACGCCCTGTCGGTCGAGGTCGAGGAC